ACTCTTTATCAAACGTTACTACCATCTCATTTGTTTCTTTAATGCAAAGATAGCATTTTAATTTTATTCATTCGCATTTTTGCGAATAATTTTCTTAAAAAAAAATTAGCGACAACTCCAAAGAATCACCACTAACTATTCTATTTTTCTCATCACAAAATTGTGAACTACCGCTAAAGTAAAGATTTAGGGGGCTCAAATACGATTTTCAATAAGCCAAGAATGCTGGAGCCACGCAAATTTGGCATAAAGTCTGATTGGGAGCTTTCATAGAGCTATATTTCCCATTAAGCGCATTTCTTTTTAAGTATTTCAACACATTCTTTATCCCATCATCGAAACCATGCTTATACCCTTTAGCGTATTCTCCAATGTTATATACCGCCATTGCCAACACAAACAGGATGATACCTACAGGCTTATACCAACCGGGAAGTGATATAGAAAACGGCTTAAATGTAATTGTGAAATCTCCAACCCATAATAGGGCGATAATACATATGATTGTAAATATAATTGTTTTCATAATCAATATCTTTTTCCGTTCAACTTAGGTCTTAGTTCATTGTATCTCATCTTCTGCTCCACATGCCATATAAGGTCTATGTTCATATGCTTGGCAAGCCCGAAGATTGATAATAACATATGACCTATCTGACTTTCAAAAGAATAATTATATTCATAAAAATAACGAATTGGCAATGTGGATATGGCGTATATGCTTTCAGTAAATGTTTCACCTACGCAACTTTCGGATGCACCATATATCGCTTCTTCAGGAAAATCATCAATGGATATATTTCTTAATCCAGCCAAATCAAGCAGGCGTATAACCGCATCGCTTAGTTCGTCTGGAAGTGTATCTTTGATATATTTTTCAAAACAATATTTGAAATTGGCATCATCGTGCGGTTCTTCATTCTCATAAGAAGATTTAAAAGATTCCCTGTCGGCACATTTCCCTTTTCGGTCCGCTTCCACAGCTTTCATAAGCCTGGAAATGATAAGGCAAAGGAAGTGTTCGTTACTCAGTTCTTTATCGTGAAAACCATGCTCACAAGCTGTCTTATAAGCACGATTCCGTAGTTCGTTCAAATTAATATTATTCATTTCCTTATTCCTAATTTAATTTCTTCATCCTTGATTATTTTCCCAATCTTGTCGGCTTCCTCATACCGTTCCTCTTTTATCAACAGTCTTTGCAATTCCGAAAGCTGGTTAATGTAAACAATATCGTTACGATCTGACACATGGCGGACATATCTTTCTATATCATCCAGCTTATTCTCCATGCGTATATGCCACTTGCTTACCAAAATTAAAGTAAATGCAAGAGCACAAACATTTAATGAGGCAAGGATGAATTTAAATATTGATTCTGCTATTTCCATAATCATATAAGTTTTAATGCTTCCTGTAATCCTGCTTCAAGTGCTTCCTCGTAGGTATTATAACGGATAATAGGTCTGTCAGACAATCCTATCAAGTCATGTCTCGGAATTGTCAGTATATCATACGTCCAATAGTTTTCATACATATAGGATATTTCGATATGCAGGTTCTTGGTTTCACGTAGCCACTTTTGTGCAACGGATTGAGTAGGATGGGAACATACTTTTATTGGTAACTCGCTATTTGTTCTATTAGTACCATATTGTCTACCATCTTCAATATTCATAGCAATCATACATGGTTCATTAAACCCTTTCTCTTTCAGCAACTTCGCTGTTTCTAATGTTACAAGTTCTTCGGTCATAACTATTTTATTTTAGGTTTTTCATTGTATTCTTTGGCGTTTTTAGCTTTTTCACACGCTTGTCTTTTCATAGCTGTAGGACAATCACAATTCCCACATCTACCATTATACCAACAACAATATTCACACTGGTGCATCGTTCATTTCTGTTCCATTTTGAATTATTCATCTTGAAAATCGTCAATCTCAAACTCCCAATCCATTGCATCCTCTTGTCGGATATTATCTAATAACCATTCATTTGCATTTTCAAGCTCATCATCCCATTCAGGTACATCCCCACCTTCATCATAAGCTTTAGCTAATTCATCATAAACTTTGTCAGGGACTTCAACATCACTAAGTCCAACTCTATAAGTTACCTTGATTGTTAAATCTTTAATCTTCTTCATTTCTTTCTCGTTATTAATTAAACTCTTTGATTAATTTCCATTTCTTACTGAAGTATTGTATCTTCCAATTTGGATGACAATTCAGCTTTTCCCCTTTATTATCACCCTCCAAGAAATATATATCAAGATTAGCACTACTGTTATGACCAACTATTATCCCCTTATCACCACGTATTTTAACATTCATCCCTACATAAGCAAAAGGGATATTTCTGTACTTAGCATTATCCTTAAACGCCTGTGTCGTTTTTGGGCTATCAACACGGCACAAGATAGATAAATAGCAATCATCTGCACAACCATCCAACATACGTATATAGGCTTGCTTTGCTTGTCCAGCAGATGCCGCATAAGTTCTCCACCAATGTTTACCATCAAGAGAGCATTTATAGTATCTTGGAATTACTTTCTTATTCATTTCTTTCTGCGTTATTAGTTAATTGGCAGTTTCATAAAGCACATCCATATTGTCTTACTCTGTCTTCCGGTAGTATGTCCGAAAAGAGGTTTGAACGGGATAACAGACAAAACTTCCGCAGCTTTTATCTCACTCTCATTCCATTTGAATACAAGAGTGCCGTAAGGCTTCAAGACGCGCATACACTCAGTAAATCCATCGTGTATTAGTGACTGCCAGTTTTTCGGCAATCTCCCGTATTTCTTAGCCATCCATGACGTTTCGCCAAGCGTTTTTAGATGAGGTGGGTCAAATACTACCATGTGAAAAGAATTATCATCAAATGGCAAGTTGGTAAAATCAGCTATTATATCAGGTTTTACTTCTATAGTTCTGATTTTATCTCTGTCCTTGGCAGTTACTATTTCCGATCTCTTATCAACGAATAAGGCAAGAGGATTATGTTTGTCAAACCAAAACATCCTACTGCCGCAACAGGCATCTAATATAAGTTTTCCATTTTCCATTAAGCTATTTCTTTTGATTTCTTCAATCTCAACTTTCTCAATACTTTGCAAAGTGCTTCAGTATTTTTTCTCGCTTGTGTAACCTCCACCGCATTTCCGATAAATTTCTTTTGGTCAGCTTGTGTGCCTATTAAAACATAATCTTCAGGGAATCCCATAATCTTTTTGAGTTCCGGAATGCGAAGCATCCGCATTTTAATATCCACTATGCCATACAGTGCCATGAACTCCTTTATCTTCACGGTCATAGGACTATCATTGTCGTAGATTTCAATCGCTACCTGACCGCTTTCTGTTGCTACCAGATAGGGCGGCATCTTATCCATGCGGGCTATTAATGTGAAGCAGGGGCTATCAACAGAGCCGCCAGCACTGTTGAACTGTGGATTCATCAGATAGTGCCATTTCCTGTTTGCGGTAATGGTCTGGGAGGGTTCCTCTATACTGCTACCTACATTTGAGAATGCAGTATTCATTATCCACGGCTGGCATGTTACCAAGTTTTGTTTCGGTGTTGTGGTAACAGCGGGGCATGGCGAGTTTATATCAGACACCTGACCACCTCCAGAATATTGATTCATAAAAAATGGAGATACAAGGGAAAGTCTGTCTTTAGTCAGAAGTGTAGGACAAGGCTGATTAATATCCTTTCCTGTATCCTTAAAGTTATAAGAACACATAAATCGGCTTTCAATTAAAGCCATCCTGTCCTTCGTTGTGACCGTAGGTGCAGGAAGTTCCACCGAATGATTATGCCCGTTCCCATAGTAAGCCGATACAAAAACGTGGTGGTCTTTACAAGTGATTGCTCCAGCCGGTTCTTCCACTGATACGTTCTTGCTGTCGGGGTGTCCGCTAAACTGCTTAGAGAGGAAACAAACTTGCGCTACTCCAAGTCTGCCTTGCGTGGCTACCACCGGACATGGTTCGTCAATCCCAGGAGCGTTATATTTCCCTGTACGGCTCATAGAATTATACTTTACGAGGAAAGCATCCTTTCCTCCGGCTACAAACTTGATAAGTCCAGCATAGATACGTTCAAGCGTTTTCTCTGCAAGAGGCTTTTCCCTAAAGATGGTAGTTCCTTCGTCAGAAAAATCAAGAACTTCCTTGACGGGTTTCCATTTTTCCAGCTTAGAAAACATGTCCTGCCTGCCACCTTTACAGTGGGTCGGTTCAGGGAATACTATCGGCAAGCTCTTTTTAGCAAAGATGCCGAAGAAGCGTTTCCTTGTGGTGTAGGCACCGAAGTCGGCAGCGTTCAGGATGCGGTGCTCAAAGTTGTAACCGTACTTCTTGACATTGCGCACCCACTTCTGATAAAGCCTGCCTTTGTCCATGCTGATAGGTTTCCCATTCTCATCCATATCTCCCCATGACATAAACTCTTCTACATTTTCAATCTGAATGTAGTCAGGGTCTATAACATCAATATAACGGAAGAGATGTTCTGCCAACGTTCGGCTGTCGGCATCTCTCGGCTGACCGCCTTTGGCTTTCGAGAAGTTGGTACACTCCAAAGAAGCATGAAGCATTATCATGGCATCAGGGTATAGCTGACGGATACGTTCTACAATAGTGCTTATCGGGGAAAGTTCCAGTGTACGGATATCCTCAATAAAGTGAAGTGCATCAGGGATATTGGCATCATGTGAAAGGATGGCATTCTTGTCATGGTTCACACAACAAACAACCTTTGCACATCTATTTCCATCCAATCGTGCTTCTTCCACACCTTCGGACAAACCGCCGGCACCACAAAAAAGGTCTATCACGAACAATTCGATATCGGACAGACCTTCTAAACTCCTTAGTATTTCTTTTAATGATTTCATAATCGTGTATTCTTATTTCTAATTTGAATAAATCCCCTTCGTTCTGTTTCTTCTAACAGTGAAAAGTCTTCATCCTTGATTTCACATTCTGTTTCGTAGTTCACGGAAGTATAACTTGGGATATTGAACTTTTTCCGGATTCTTACGATAACATCCGGATTTCTTGTTACCCAGTAAACGGTTATTCTCATGGTGATATCAGCATTTTTCTAGCTTCCTCATCTCCTGCATCAGCACGGTGCTTGATTTCAATGTACTCAGCATAAGAGATTCTGTTATCTCCACGCTCCTCTATCTCTTTTTCACGTTGGTTTCTGTATCGTTCACGCTCTTTCCGTTCAATATCTTTCCGACGTTCAGAAACGTAGTCCAGCATCGCACTTGTTATTTTCAATGGATCTATTGAACCGTAGAACCGCCCATACTTCCCTGACTTAAACCGTGCTATGAAAAAACAGATTTCAGCGGCATTTATATAATAATACTCCGAAAGGAATATCTCCGATAGTTCAGAAAGTTGCTCTTTCGCTATCTTGGTTGAAACTTCTGCAAAGTCATTCAATGAGCCAAATTGTATCTTTAGCCATTCTATCGGTGTTTCATCCCCATAAGTAGAAGACAATAGCCCTAAACTCGGAATGCTGTCATTCAACGCCAGTTCTGAATGGGTTGCATTACATCTGACAAGTTTGAACTGCAAATCAGGGTTGTAATCAAGAATGAATTGTGCAGGATCGGGATATTTATTCAATAACGCCCTCTGCTTCAAGTTCCTTTCTCTTTTTTGCGGCAGCTTCTCTAACGGTTGTAGCGACTGCAAGAATTGAATCACGTTTTCGCTGCTCGCTATCCTGTTGATTTTTACTAAGTCTTGTCCCATTATAGTTTCCTTCCAATATTTTAGTAAAGTTTGCTTGTTTGAAAATCCAATCAAAGTCGCATTTCCAATTGCGGTCATTAGCTCCAAGTAGGAACGGGGATTGAAGAATGAGATTGAAAACACTCCTCACTGACTCTTTCCCATATTGGGCTATCCGGGCTTTTACAGCCTTTTTTCTCACATCAGTCATTGATCTTATCTGCTGGAGTCTGTCTTTGAATGTGGTATTATAGTATTCCATCAATCCGCTGTAATCAATCTTTTCAGAGGGGGAGGGCGAAGAAAGCTTGGCTTTCTTTGATACTCCGTCAGGAGTATTTTCTTTCTTTTGATGTAGAGATATATCTATATACTCTCTTTCTTCTTTCTTTGTATTTGTGCCCTCTGTGTGCCCTGATTTTTGTAAAAGTTCGGATTGCGGTAGATTGTTGTTCATGGGCTGTGCCCCAAGTTGTGCCCTTAGTTGTGCCCATTCGTGTCTTAATTCATTGATTTCCTTTTCAATACCTGTGTCCTTACTTGTGCCCTTGGTTGTGCCCATTGGATTATATTCTTCATATTTACATAAGGTTATAAGGTTCATTCCTTGATTGCACTCAACAGTTATCATACCTTTCTTTCTAAGATGCACAAGAAAGGAACGCACCTTCTTTTCAGACCATTTCCAACGCTGTGACAGAAATCTTATGGATGCAGGATATTGACCTCTTGAATAAGAGATTTCTCGACCTCCGATACTCTCCTTTCGGGGCGTTGCCTCAAATCGTGCAGACTGAATTAAGTCTAACCACGCTTCGCAACTGCTAAAAGTACGGGCTTCATTCCACATTTCATTCGAGAAAAACCTGCGGCTTAGCCTCAAAAATCCTTCGTCCATAGTCTTAGAATCTCACGTTAGTTAATTGCCTTCCGTTAGAAAATACAGCCCACTTACCATTACCGCTATCAAACAATCGTAAATCCGACACCTCTCCGAAACGTTTGATGTTACCGCATAAATCCACAATCCATCCACATTCTTTAGAAGGATGCGGGCGGATGGCACGACCGACTATCTGATACCACATGGCAAGTGACATTGTAGGACGTGCCATAACGACCGTATCAAGTTCCGGATAGTCAAAGCCAGTCGTAAGTACACCCACATTAGCTACTACCGGAATTTCACCAGCTTTGAACGCCTCAAGAATATGTTCACGTTCTTTCTTAGGAGTATCACCTGAAACGATAGCGCAACCGGGTATTGACATCGTTAACCGTTCCGCTTCTTTCAAAAAACGGGTAAAGACCAAAATACCCTTCCGTTTTCCTCCGGCTTTGGGATTCATCAGCCTTTGGACGATATGAACGAGATAACCGTAGAAGTCTATCCGTTCATATTCTTTTTGAACTGACCTATCCGTATAGTCGGCACCAGTAGTATTTACTTTCAAGTTAAGTTCATTCCACCCTGAAGGATTCATTGAATAGTAATCCAACTTCGCCAAGTAGCCCATATCTAATAGGATTGATACCTGTACATGATAAATGACCTCTGAAAAGACATGAGGTTTTGTCCGAGTGATAAATTTCAGCATGGAGCCGAAATCACGGCTAGAGCTTAAACGGTATGGCGTTGCTGTCAGTCCAAGAACCTTACACTTCACTGCATCAAAAAAATCCTTGTACATTCCCTCTTTGGGGTTTACAAGATGACATTCATCCACAATGATGTTCTTGAAGTGGGTGAACAGTTCGGGATGATTCTTCACACTGCCGATGGTGGCGAATGTTATCCGGCTTATTTCTTTAGAGTTGAAAGAAGCTGAATAAATGCTGCAATCAAGAATACCGTATGAGCAGAGTTTCTTAAAGTTCTGTTCGAGTATTTCCTTCGAGGGCTGGAACACCAAGGTATGACCGTCAAGCCTTGCAGCTATATCCGCTATGATAAGCGACTTTCCGCTGCCCGTAGGTAACACCATAATGGCATTTGTTTTCTTCGCCTTGTTATTGAAGAAAGAAACGGCAGCATCAGAGGCTTTCTGTTGGTAATCTCGTAATACATAACTCATAGCCCTTTCTCCTTTCGTAACTTCTTATTAAGTGCTTTGTAATACTTGATTAGCTGTTCGTACTCAAAATCAGTCATTTTGGAAGTGCTGGCAACTTTGACTTTCAGCAAATCAAATTTCTGTTGACCTATTTTAGCAATTAGATTCACCCGATAGCCTTCCAAATGGTCGGCTTTGAACCTGTTGCAGTGACGGCACTCAGCATGGCAGTTATTTTCATCGAAACGTGTCGCCAGGTGTGTGCGGCTGAAATAGTGCCCGCAGTCCGCTTGTGTAAACGGCTTTATCTGTCCACATGATATACATCTAAAATACCCGTTTGGCATTGCATCACGAAGCCGAATAAAAAGGGAAAACTCTTTGTCGAGCTTAGCTTTCAAATCCGGCTTTTTCTTTACTGTTACCCCTGCTTTATCAAACAAGGGTAAAGGCTTGTCTTTCTTCTTGGACTTTGTTCGTTTTATGTAGTATGGCATATCTTGTCATTAAAAATTCTTACTCTGTTATTTTTCGCCCAACTTATGATAGAATCCAGAACCTCATCGTCATCCAGATTGTCTATAATATCTCTAAAGTCATACGAAGCACCAACCTCTTCTTGGAAATGCCGTACAATACTCGTTTTTAAATCTGTCACTTCTTGCCAACTTTCCATACGTTACAATTAAAAGCCCCGAAGCGTAGTCTCCGGGGCACAACCATTATTTACTAACCCTTGCCATTTATGTGTGGCTCACATTTATGTGGAGATGGGGCGATTCGAACACCCAATTAAGGACTTATCCTTTTGCGCTACTTCTAAGGTTAATTACTCCTTATATCTCACGTACCGTACTTTCTACCATGTGCACCTCTCGAAAGTCAAAAGCACTCCACTGCGCACCCCCATTTTCGCCCGCCCCATCTTCACAGACCGGACAGGCAGGTTAACAAAGTTACACCTCAACGATTACAATGTCTGGTGCAATCTGTCTGATGGCATCCAACTGTACATCAATGACTTTATTCTTGTATTCCTCAATTGCTTCATTTGCGCCAGCCGACACAAGAGAAAGGGAAACATCTCTACCGTCTACATCAGCGTAAATCTCAACTTCGATTTCTTCACAGGCAAAGCCTTTGAAAAGAGGGATGTTCAGTTTGAATGATTTCGGCAAATTGGAATCAACCACCTGCGAGTAGTTGTCAACTTTGCTGCCGTTTTCCTCCTTGCTGCGCTCAATGTCTTGGTTTACCTTTGCTTTGAAATTCTTCAAAGTAGATACAAGCATCATATTCTGTGACTTGTCAGTAAAGAAAGCACGGTGCATTTTGATGAACTTAGATAACTTGATGGGTTCCCATTTCTTTTCAACGTTAATACCGAACTCCTGCATTTCTTTTGAAGCCTGTAAAATACCGTTGATTTCTGTCTGATAGTAACTGGTTTCGTCAATCGTCAGAGCTATCCTCATCTTATCACGGTTTACAATAATGTTCGTCGCTTTCTGGTTAATCAGTTCGACACGTTTCTCCAACCATCTGATAGGTGCATCTATCGTTCCATTGATAACTACTCTTTCTGGTTCTTTTGGGTCGAGTGCTACGGGGGCTTTTCCCTCTCTCAATACTACTTCAATTGGTGCACCGTTATAATCTTTCGGTACAATCACGTTTAATTTGTTTTCGCTCATGATTCTGTTCCTGTTTTACGGTTAATACTGAATACTGTCTTCTGCATTTCTTGCGGCATAATCGGGCGGCTGTAAACCAGCTCACCCAACTTGTTATAGAATCCTGCCATCTTTTCCTCATGGTAGAGAATTTTGGCACATTCTTCATTTTCCACAAACTCAGAACCTCTCTTGATGTGGTCCAAAAGTTCCTGCTTTTCTTCATTCAAAGGTTTCAGGCGTTCTTTGAACTCTGGAAAAGCCACTCAACTTTGACCCTTTTGGCCACGCAAGATTTGCCCACCTTTTTGTACTATATGATTGACCCTTTAAAGTCCTGGTGTTGGGGG